CTACCCCTCGCTCAAACTTTTTACTGCCTCAATACTCGTCTTAAATCCAACCAATTTATCAATGCTATGTGTGGTTTGCTCAATAACCCAATCTCCAGCAATCCCCTCCCGAAACCCCACAAGAGTAAGCGGCTTCTCGGCTGAGATTTCAGGATTACCTGGTAAATTTAAACTTAACCGCTCTTCGCCACGGCGTGATTGATCTAATGACGCTTGAGCGGCTGATTGTGCACTTTTAGCATCCTGATAGATGTGCCTAAGTCTTTTTACTGGCTCTCCCTCACCAACCTTAACCTCCTGCTTTTTAGCACCCTTTTTATCATGCCAATATGCAATCGCAGTCCCAACACTATCGCTTGTACTGGACGTCATTTCCCAATCACTCACCTGCTGTTTTACTAAAGTTAAACTTGGCAATTCAATTTCACCGCGCTTAACGAATAGCAGTTTCCCACCTGCAGGTTTACACACCACATCGTATCTTTTGGCGATGCGCATTAAAAAGTTCATATCCGACTCATCCGACTGGTCAAAATGAGGAAGCTTCAAGGACGATACAGAATTACTAACACTAGGATCTAAACCATGCTCTCTTGCGATCTTCGTCACGACAGCAGAGATCGTCGTACCTTTGGGCCATGAGCGTGTTTTTTGTGAAGATAACGAAGTCATTCCGCTTTTACTGGTCAGCTGCGGCAGCGCACGGCCACGGATCACCATTTTTTCAGGTGGACCTGATAATGATATTTCACTGACGATAAATAACCCCATATCGGTCATGTTATAGTCATAGCCCATAGAGATTCTTAATTCGGCGCCCTTTTTAGGTAACTCAATCGGCTTGATCGGATCATCTATAAGCGAAATCTCACAGGTGTCTGACTCATAACCTGTGCCATCTGTGACTGAAATCGACTCATACAGGTCTGCAATCAATGTTGTAATATCTGCACCATTCGCAATCACAGAAAAGCACGGTATTAGTCCCATAATTTCACCTTGCGCGTCTCGGTGCTCTGTTGTACTTCGGGTAATTCAATCAACACACCTGCGGGCAATAACGCCTCATATTGAGATATCCCAAAGTTCACTTCTAGAATGCGCTCAACCACTTTGTTATTGGTATTGCCATAGTATCGATAAGCGATTTTATCCAGCATATCGCCAGCTTTCGTTAAATATTGTGCCATGTTAAATCCCTACCGCATTCATGATTCCAGACAGCAAACCCAAACGTGTTGGACTATCTGAGTATTTGCGCATATTGATCGTAAATTCTTGACGGCGCGGTACGCCAAATGCAGCAAACTTGGTCTGACCTTCTGTAATGCTATTAATCACCCAATAGCCCAAGATCTTGCCTGTGCCACTGATCAACAATTGTGGAATACCTGTCGCAGCCAAAGCACGAAGTTCATCAATCTGGCTGGTGCCACCCTTAAACTCAGGATAAACCACGCCTGTTAATGACTGCGTATCTTCACCCTGCCCTAAATACTGTAAATTGTCCCAATCCCCAAATACTGCTTGTTCTCCCCACTTATAATTTGTGGTTCGATTTAGCTCCTGATAAGCAGCGGTATAGATACAGAACTTATATGAGCCTAGTCGCATCATCGTTAGAAATGTGCCGTAGATCTGACCATCCATTATTGACTATACCCCGCATCGATCATTGAGCCACGTTGGGCAACCGCATTCGCACTCTTCAGTTTTTGCATCACCAAATTGGCAATTTCATTTGGATTTTGTCCTGGTGCAGCGGTCACAGTGAAAGACTGTGTAATGTGTTGCTGTGGCGCAATACTCTTAGTGTTTACACCACGAATCTGAGGAGCTGGCCCAGCAGTACGATATGGCACGGCGCGCGATGCTTGAGGCTTCTTCTGCTCTGCTGCACCAAATCCAAAAGTACTTTTAACCGAACCAAAAAAACTCCCAACGCTAGGTGCCTTATTTGCCAAATCTGCAACTTGGCCAATCACCCCACCAATATGTTTATGAATCCACTCAAGTACACCCATAAGCGCTTTTGCAGGTGTCAAAACAATGTTAATTGCTCCACCAACAATCTTGCCAAAGGATTCACCCGCACTTGTAGCATTTCTTAACTGTTCATCTGTGGCCTTTGTTGGGGCTATAAGCTTCATAAACCAGTCATAGACAATTCCAATGCCATTACCAATCATTTGAATTACAGGCTCCAACCACGTCATCGACTTATACAAATCAGTAAAGGATTTGATTGCTGGTTCAAGACCTTGTTTTAAGCCAGTCCAGAACCCACTAAAAAATGCTTTAATTCGATCCCAATATTTATAGATCATCAAACCTGCAGCAATTGCAGCTGCAGCAACGACTCCCCACGGCGTACGTAATAAAACGAACCCGATTTGCTTCATAATTGGAATAATTGCGCCAAAGCCTGAACGTAAAAGCCCCAAAGGATTGGACAACGATTTGAAAACGCTCCCCATCGTGCTACCAGAAGCTGATAATCGAGTGAATAGACTAAACACTGAAACAATGGGCGATTTAATTGCCACCAGTGCCAGCCTTGCAACCAACAACCCAAGCTTGAAGGCACCTAGCGCAACTACGGTGGTAACAATAACCTTGGTCAGTTTTGGGTGCTCTTTCGACCAGTCTGCAAAAACCGAAACCACGCTGCCCACGCTTTCCATAATTGAATTCACCACTGGCAACAGCACGCTGCCAATATTTACAGCCAATTCAGCGCCCCTGTTTTTAAAGGTTTGCCATTGTGCTTCGGTGGTCTCCATACGAGCCTGAAATTCTCGTGTCATACTCCCTGATGCATCATCACTGTTAGACAAGCGGATTTGTTTTTCTAGCTCAGTACGGTTCTCTAATAACTTTGAAAAGGTATCCCAATGCTCAGCACCAAATAAGGTAGCGACTGCATCAATTTGCGATGTGCCTGCCTGTTCAATCCACTCTCCTGGCTTCTTGCCTTTCGGTGGAACCCATATCTTCTCTAGGACAGATTCCTTCGGTAACTTCTTAATGGCATCCATTACAGAATAGATCGCACCGACCGCATCTTTCTGCATCATGTTTTCGAGTTCATGCGTTTTCAATCCCAGCTCATCAACCATGGCCTTAAATGGCTTAGACTGGGTGTTGGCGGCACCAAGCTTTGAAAACACGGCATTAATGGCTGTTGAAGATGTTTCTGACTTTTCACCTAACGTCAGTAAGGTAGAACCTAATGCGGCTGTTTCTTTGGCTGTAATCTTCACCATGGAAGCTGTACCGCCAACACGCTGCATAAAGTCGATGATGTCGCCACCTTTAGCGATTGCGTTGTCATCTAAGTAGTTAATTGAATCGGCTAAACCTTCGATGTTTTTAATGGGGATCTTATACATATTGGCGATCTTACCCATATTCTCGGATAACTCGCCTACAGGTAATTCAAATGCCGTACCCATCTTGGCGGCTACGCGGGTAAATTCGACAACTTCATCTTTGGCCACTCCCATTCTTAAACCCGCAGTCACCATTTCACCAATTTCATTAGTAGCAATTGGTAATTCACGGCCAAGTAACTGAACTTGTTTCACCATGTCATGATAAATCGGTGTGAGTTGGCCACTTTTATCTCGAGCGCCATCTAACTGTTTTGCAATACCCAACATGGAAGTTTCAAATTTAGCCGCCATGACAATAGGAGCACCAAAAGTCACAGCAGTCGCAACCGTTGCACCAATTTGGCTTTTGAGTTCTTGGAATTTTTCTTGATTTCTAAGACGTGCTGATTCAATTCGGTTTAATTTTTCTTGCGACTTAGTGAGCCGGTTTAATTCATCTGTCACACTCGAATAACGTGCACGCAAATTATCGACATTCTTTCCCATACTGCCAAAGGTGCGGATTGACTCACCCAGCATGGCTTGATTCTTTTTAACCCTTTTAATTTCTGAGCCAATTTTCCCTAACTGGGTAGTCGTACTACCAATGGCTGTTCGCAGAGACCCTGCGACTTCTCCACCAATCGTAATAATTGCACTTAATTTCTTGTTTGCCATTACATAGAGCACACTCAGACCAATATGCAATTTTGATATTTTTATAGGTTTTGATTCATTATTCACTTATGCAAAGAAAAACCGCATTTAAGCGGTTTCTCTCGGTAATCCATCACACCACCATAACAACTTGGAAATTGGTAACTTCTCAATTTCAGACAGCGGCCATGAGGTAAACGACGACAGTGCAATCACCATTTGTCGAATGTCATTTGCACTTATTCGGTAAAAAGTCGATATGCACCTTGGATACGCTTATAGTCCTTTAATCCTAGTTTTTTAATAAAGTCGGGCGCAATCTCACATAAGTTTGCGAACATCGTAATTTCTTGCTCAGCATCAGATTTACCCTTACTTTGCAGCTCTGCTGAGAGTAAGTCTTGTACCGTAGGTTCACGCATTTGAATCTGATTGATCCCATCATAGGCACGACTTAAAGTAATCAAATTGATGCCTTCTTCTTCTTGAATATAATCTGGTTTAGTTGTCATTTTACATTCCTAGCGCTGAGCGAATATCTGCTAATACATCTGTGCCATTAATAATACGAACCATGTTGATCACATCAATTTCATGAACAATGGTGCCGCCAATCGTTTGCTTGTAATAAGTCAAAGACAAATCATATTTATCTTTTGGTGCTTCGCCAGCCTTGGACGTGCCCTGACTGATCTTGACGATTTTCCCTGTAAGGTTATGCACGACAGGCGTTACAGTACCGTCAAATGACTCCATCGCCTCACGCACGGTAAATGATGTGGTACTGCCTTCTTTGATCCCAAACAGAGACAGCACGTCTTTACTGTGTGAGTTCAAGGTGAAATCTGCTGTTAGCTTTTCCATCCCCATGGTGATGTCTATTGGCGCATCCATTCCGCCAGCTCGAAACTCTTCAGTTTGAAGTGTAAGCTCTGGCATATTGGCTTCGTCAGTATTGCCTGCGTAACCTTTACCATCGGCAAAGAGATTAAAATTCTTACGAATATCTTGTGCTACACCCATTTCAAATACTCCTTAAGAAAAAATCTCTTTGATATAGTCGTTGACTAAGTGAGAACGGAAAATGACGTGTTCTGCTGGATACACAGGCGTAAAGTCAAAATCAAAATACACCTTCCCTTGTGCAATTTGATCTGCTGAATTTAGATCAGGATCTGCCCAACATGAACCACCCAAGATTGCACCTATATTGGTTAAATAACGTAAATATGCATTCACGCCTTCAGTCACATCTGAAACATACGTTTTGGTAATGCCGCGGTCGACAGCCCATAAATGCGCAGCTTTTAGTGATTCATCAATCATATCTGCTGTACGAACAACACACAGGAATGCCCATTTTTTATCGCTTGAAAGTGTACGGTTACCCCAAAGACGATAACCATTTTGCCGAATAATCGTGGCGACGTTGTTTTCATTCAGTAAATTTGCACGGCAGCTCGCGTCACCCATTGCAAAATCAATTGCTCGTGATGTACCAATAATGCCGTTAATTTCTTGATTCGATGGCGACCACCACCAACCACGCTCATTATCTGATTTAGCAATCAGACCAGCAACGCAAGCACTAGACCACTCTGAAGAAGTTGCCCCATCAACCGTTTTTAAAACTTTAGGATCAACCAAGAAAACGCGCTTAGAGCCGAAGTCTTTAGAGTATGCAATTGCATCCGCATCATTAGTATTTGGGCCATCCGCGATAATGACGGCTTTTAATCGTTCAGCGATGCCATTGAGTTCAGCGACGACTGGATTTGAGGTTGCAGGCGTTTGGCCAACTGCTGCAGTGCGGGTATGCGTATATCCTGGTGCAATTAAAATTTTAGGTACGAAACCTACGATATTTTCTGCAGCTAAGAAAGCATGTACACCTTCATAAGTACCCGTATTTGCATCAACGCCGCCTAAGACTTTAGCCAACGTCGCAGCTGCTGTTTCGCCCTCTTCAATACGCACGACCACCAACACAGCACCAACTTGATCAAAAATAGAATCAATGGCTTGAGGTAAAGTACCAGTCTCACCCAGTTTGGCTGCCTCAAGTCGAGAGCCTGCAATTAGTACAGGTTTATTGAGTGGGAAAATTAGAGGATCAGCATCTGGAGCCGACCCAATGATACCAATGGTGGAACTTCGAACTGTAGTAATGGGACGCGAACCATCATCTACCGTGACGTTTTGAATCCCATGTAAAAAAATATCGCTCATGAACCGCAATCTCAGTTTAAGATTTTGGTTCATTTTTATGATTTATTTAGTATTTTTCATTATTCAATATTGTACCAGCGCAACCACATTCTATTATTTCTAAAAATGATATAGAATTCATTGTTTTTCAGCATTTTAAATTAAACAAATAGTAAAAATGAATTTTAGATACGATATTAATGGACTCCGTGCAATTGCCGTCCTTGCAGTAGTAGTATTCCACTTCAACCCACAATGGTTACCAGGTGGATTTGCTGGAGTAGATGTTTTCTTTGTCATTTCTGGCTTTTTGATGACTTCCATTATTTTTAATGGTGTTGAAAAGAATACATTTAATCTCTTTAAATTCTACAATGCACGTGCCAATCGCATCGTACCTGTTCTTGCAGCTATGTCAGCCGTTTTGCTTGTCTTTGGTTGGTTCTATTTAATGCCAACTGACTATCGAGATTTAGCAAAACAAATCGAAAAAAGTTCGTTATTTATTTCTAACCTCATGTTTGCTAAAGGTGGTGGATATTTCGATACGGCTGAACATACTAAGTGGCTACTTCATACATGGTCTTTATCTGTTGAATGGCAATTCTATATATTTTTCCCAATCATTATTATTACTCTTAAAAAGTATCTAAACTTTGTCAATCTTAAACGGGTAGTCATTGGTCTATTTCTAGCAAGTTTTATTTACTGTATTTATGCAACATCTAAAGATAGCAAGACGGCCTATTTTCTTCTGACTAGCCGTGCATGGGAAATGCTCCTTGGCGGATTGGCCTTTCTTTATCCATTCTCTCTAAAAAATAAATTACAGCAAATTTGCACCCAATTTTTTGGTTTAATACTAATTGTTGCTTCGTATTTTTTAATTTCCAAAGATACCCCATGGCCGGGCTATATGGCATTGATTCCAGTTTTCGGTGCTTATCTCATTATTGTAAGTAACTATCAAAATAACAAACTTATTAACAACCCTGTTTTTAGCAACATTGGTAAATGGTCATACTCAATTTACGTTTGGCACTGGCCTTTAGTTGTTTTAGGCTTCTATTTTGCATTTGAAGATTGGTGGATTTATGGCATCCCCCTTTCAATTTTTCTTGGTTTTTTAAGTTACCAATTTATTGAAAAAATTAATTTCCCTAGATTTGTATCTTGGAAATATATCTATAAAGTTAAACCGCTTTATATTTTTCTCATTATTTTGGGTTGTGCGAATATCATAAAAGAAAATAATGGTTTAGATTTCCAAAAATATGGTCGTTTATCTCAAGTTTCAGAAAAAAATAGTTTCTTGAATCACTATGAACAACAGCATAAAAATTTGTATGAAACCTATTGGCTCAAATGCAATACATATTCATCTCTTACAGATAAAAAAACTTTTGAGACGGATCCGATCTGTATCGAAAAAAAAGGTAATGGGGGTGTGTTTTTATGGGGTGACTCTCATGCAGAAAGCTTATCATATGGTTTAAGAACGCTATTAAAAGAGCATAACATTCCGTTCTATCAAAAAACTTCCGCTGGGTGCCATGCATTATTAGCAGAAACAAAACGCCTTGAAGGAACCTTCAAAACAGCATGTGATCACTCTAATACTGTTGCAATCCAAAGTATCGAAAAGTTAAAACCCAAAATTGTGATAATTGCTCAAGCTACTGATCATGATAAAAGTGATTGGGATACCATAACGAGAAAATTATTATCGCTAGGTGTATCCGAAGTGATTTTAATTGGACCTGTTTCTCAATGGAAACCATCATTACCTGAAACTATGATTAAGACTCAACATTGGAAGACTGAAAGTAAGTTTATTTCTGATATCAATTTAGACACTAATATCATAAAAATTGATCAAATTATGAAAGGTAAGGAGCCTATAAAGCATCTTAACTATATTTCACTTACAGATGAACTATGTAAATTGGGTCCTGATAAAGAGTATCTCTGTAGAGTAAAACCCGATAATACTAATGAGTTGATTCAGGTTGATTATGGTCATTTAAGTAAAGAAGGTTCTCTATTTGTAGTAAATGGCATTATTAAAGATCATCTATTGAAGCTATATGATCAAGCTCAATGAGTTTAAGAGTAAGCCCTCTTTGAGGGCTTACTTACTACGAAATTAAAGCATGCTTCCACATTTCGTCCACTCGCTCTGTAGTGAGGTCAAGCACTCCAAGCATATATTTGACTGAATCATTTGTACGCTCAAAACGCTCAGACTCGCTGTATTCGATTTGAATACGTGCTTTCATACTTGGATCTTCAATACCACTGATCATCTGTTCAACAGTTTCCAATAAGCCATTTTCAAGTAGTGCTAGTTTGAACTGGCGGCGAGTCAAAGGCTTAAACTGAGTGAGCCTGAATAGTTCCTTTTCCTCATCACTCATATAGTTTTGGGGATTCATATGGCGGTCCACTTCTTCAGCATTCATAGCACTATAAGTGTTGTCTACTAGATGCAATTGATTCTCCTCAAAAGCATACACTTCTAAGCCTTTTTTAAAATATCTCATCTCAATTCGCTCCAGCTATTAATGCCTACCTGATTCCTAATCCGATATGTAGTTCCATTCGGAATAATAAAAAATGCAAAACCAAATGCATCCCAGTCAGGCATATAAATTTCAACACCACCAATATCAAAATAGGCGTTATTACCATTGTAGTTAATGGCCACTTGAATCGGTTTACCTGTGGTATTGGTATAAATCGTTTCTGCTGCACGACTAGCTGTTAAGTTCTGCCAAGTTTGATTTACCCCAATTAAGGGTAAGTCGATGTCAGTTGAGCCATCGAAATTAACTCCATTAATTTTTCGAGGTGTTTTGAGCTTTGATGCAGAAGCAGCATTACAATCAATTCCGTTCTGGGTAATACGAGCAACAATTTCACCAGTAGAGGAACTCATAAAATTAAAAACTGCACCAGGTACAGCAAAATTAATTCTATCTATGCCGTATCGCCCGAAATCTATGTAATGGTTTGCATCAGATGCAATTATGCCTGTCCAAGCTGTTACCGTTCCGCCAATATCATATGCACCATCGAAAGTTTGACCAAAAATAGTTCGAGGCGTAGCAAGTCGATCAGCATAAGGTGCACGTCCTTCGATGTTACCCGTGCCTCCCCCAAGTGTGGATAATGGGACAGCTCCTTGCGCAGAGTAAACACCCCATCCACTTCCGTTGAGATATAAGTATCGCCCTGATGATTCATGACGAAATTGGGCTTCAGCAGCATCGACATTGATGAGACCAGATGTAGCGATATCTCCTTTAGAATAGATGCCTAGTGATGGAATACGATTCGCTTCACTATAGCTATTTGAAACTAGCAAACCGCCTGAGAGTATACGTCGACCTAGTTTTTCGTCTTCACTTGTAACCCAAAGATCATTATCTCCACGTATTCTGTTTAAATACGAAATTCCAGCAACACGTAAATCCCCTGTAACGGTTCCACCTGCAAGTGGTAATTTAGAATCGTCCCGCGTTCCAACTACGCGCCAGTCTGACCATGAAGCAATATTGCCATTCATGTTCCATGTTTGACGCATGGCCATCGTTGCATTGTTTAGTGATGAGCCAAGATGGGGGTAATAGATTTGATGGCAAACACCGCCACTTCTGAGTACAACTAAAAAACCGTAACCATAAATCCCAGCAATGTCTAACTCAGAAACAGTATATTTTCCATCAACTACAGCAGCATTCAGTTGCTCTAAAGTTGTGATGTGCCCAGCGAAGCGTAATGGCGCTTCTATGTTGATATCTTGTGACCCGTCAAAATCAATAGTGTTAATTTTTCGAGCATTTTTCAACTTGGTAGCTGAAACAGCATTGGCTGTTTTATCTAATTTATTATCTTGCAAGGCTTTTGCTTGCTTGGCTGAAACTGGCTTCTTTGCATCATCGGTGGTTAGGTTATCGACCAGTTCATTGCGACGAATGTAGTTTTCATTTACCCATGCCTGACTTGCATAGATAAGCGATTCGTCTAACGAAATTTCTACAACATTGCCATCACGAATATTTTGAGTAAATTTAAGTCGGTATTCGCTTACACCATCAGGATCCGCCACTTTAAAAAATGGGGCATGTGAACCATGAGAGATAAGAACATTATCTGCAATAATTCCCATTTCTCGAATCCAGAAGCCGCCAATATTTGACGGAATAATGGTCTCTATCACAATGTAATTCGCAATCGTTGGATGCATTGTGTATTTAGTAACAGCTTGGCGATGTACTTCTTTTACTAAACCTGTTCTTGTCTTGGTTGGTGTTGGAACAGACCCATTCCCATCACCAAACGCAATATGTGTGATATTTAGTTTTGAATTGTTGGCAATCGCAGTGGCAATTGCAGCATCACCAACATTGGTTGTGACGTTAAAATAATCACTCATGCTTTAGGCTCGCTGGAAAAAGTGAATGCAGTCTGATGCACAAGAATATTGTGGATCGTTAAAATAGGATTTGTTGTAATTGTCAGATTGGTTAAATGTCTTGAAGCTGCTTTTGCATCAGAAACGAGTCGATTAATTTCGTTATAGACTTCTTGATTTAGGCTTTTCCCAATTAAATCCAACTCAAGATTGAACGTACCTGGTATTAAATTCGGCTCAGCTTGAAACCATTCGATCAACTTTACTTCGTAGCCAAAGGGTTCTAGTGCACGTTTGATTGCCGCTGCTGTTCCTTTAATTCGATGTTGTTCACGTGAATTCTTAATCACATTTCGTTTTAGGGAGTCTTGCCAATTCTCATCCCAATAGTCGACAGATCTTTGCCACGCGATAAATGGTAAAAACTGTGATGGAACATCATCAATATCCTTAATCACCCTAATTGACTGAAGCTCAAAAGCCCTCTTACCAACTTGAGTAATTTTGCGTTCTAATTCGCTGGCGTTTGGTGGAAGTAAACTATTCATTCAATCCCTCCAATAGCAATGGTTTTAGCAAAACAAAAAGGATGGTGATAACTATCCATAACTAAATCATTTGCTGGCGAAGTAATAACTACGCGCTGAATACCATCCACATGCAAAGCAGCAAAAATCGCTGATCTATAAATGCTTTCCCCATTCTTTTGAGCATTTTTAATGTATTTATCCAAACGCAAATTTGCGGCTTCAAGCAGCAATGCATCTTCTGCATTTTTACCAACATAAAGTTGGGCATCAATTTGATAGTTTGTTGCACTACTCGATTTAACTGTTGGTCTATCACAGACCGGACGCACATGATCAGGATCTAAAGCCTTTTGAACAGCTGTGACCAATTCCGCGGATGCTTCGCCATTGATGCTATCAACCTGCGTAATCACTATATCGAGTAAATATGGATTAGCCTCATCGGAGCGAACCTTAATACCATCCACACGACCATCTGCGGATAAAGCAAAATAACGATACGCATTTGCAGATCCGGCTGTATTCATGCCATCAAAAGATAATAAGCAACGCTCTCGTAAGCGCTCATCGGACTCATAGACTGCATCAATCGGTGGAATAGCGGTATTATCGGCAGGCGTAACTAAAAGTCGGACTAAGCCATACTCCGTGAGTGCCAAATGATCTAGATCTGCTTTTTCTGCATAAGCAAGTAACAGTGAGCGTGCATCTGCATTGCATTTGGCGACATACAGCATTTCTAAATACGCATTTTCTTGAAGCAACTTAGTAACAGGTTCAGATTCACGCTTAAGTGTTTCACGGATTTCTGCCTGTCGATCTAATTCATGTAGTGCTATAAAGCTTTCTTTTCTTTTTTCAAAGAGTACTTCAAAACTTAATTCACTGATCAGACTTGGCGGTGGTAATTGAGAAAAATCAACAGTACTCATGAGCTCACCACTATTCCATCTAGCTGAACGGTTTTGCCGTCTAAAACATATTTACCTGTGATTTTTAAAGTGATCTGACCCAGCTGTGCACTGGTAATATCAACTGCACTGACAAGCAAGCGATCTTCCCATTTCATTAGTGCTTCAGCAGTGGCCGCGTAAATATCTACCAATGTGCCGCGATTTAGTGGGGCATCAATTAGAGAAAATAACTTAGAGCCATAATCACGGCGCATCACACGTGAACCAATTGGCGTATTTAAAATATCCGCAATGGATTGTTTTAAATGATCAAGACCCGTTAAGGATCTGCCATTAAGTACATTCATACCCATTAATTGACCCCTCCCGTACTTGAGTTACCCGATTGCACACCTTTATGTGTATGAGCTCCACCAATGCTTTTGCCTTTGTGTTTTACATCTGGTCCATTAAATTCAACAGGCCCATCAACAACCAAACCACCATTAATAAAAACTTTCCCACCACTGCCTGATAAATCAATATTTAATGTATGACTGGCTTTGTCATACTCAACCACAGTGCCATCCGCATAAATATGCTTTGGATTTTCAGTAGTGCCCGCATTAGGGAAGGCAGTTTGAGATAAAGCAAAAGCAATTACGCCTTGAGATAAATCACCTGATGGTGAGAGCACTAAAACCTGCTCACCTTTGGAATAACCGCCATTCCATGAACGATCCTCACCCGCCCGATCTTTCGCCCACTCAAGGTCAGAAACAAGCTCACCATCAAAATCGACTGTTGCTGTGCCTGCATCCAAATCAACAGCATGAATTCGACCAAAACGGATTAAATTTGCAAGAATCCTGTCCATTTGCGCCAGTGCATAACTCATGGCACCTCCTGATTTAACGGAAGTTCTTGGTAGTTATCTTCATGACCTAAACCAATTTCAGGCGAATAACTAAAAACAGGAGTAGGTGTAATGCCTGATTCAGCCCATACATTTTCACCGACTAAAATTTGAGTAGAGAAGTCCACGCGCCATACCTCAAAACGATCAAGCTCAGGAAAAAATCCATCTTCCGAAATGTCTCCCAGTGAACTGCTTCCAACGCCAAATTTCCCAAGTTGGGTAAAGTGCTTATTCTTGAAAATATAGAGAGCCAAACCTGCCGCTAGTTTTCGGACATTAATCTTGGCTCTACGCTGATTAAACGTATCAATAATTCGTGCTTCAAATCGGGCAATCAAAGGCAGTTGTTCTGTGCCCTGATCACCCTGTTCATCAATATCAAAACTGGTGAGATCAAGGAGCAACGCGGGCAATTCTTTTGCTGTTGGCGCTTTACGTTCTTCTTCGTCACGATAGAACTGAACTAATTGAAACACTGGAAATTGCGCTCTAAATTTGGCCTCAATCACATCATGTAATTGATCTAAATCCACACCTGCTATCGCATTTGCCATTTCAACTCATGCTCCAAAGTTTTGAAAAACTGATCTTGATAACCACTTGAGAATGCTTGGTCTTCTAAATATGAATCTGCTTTGGCTTTAATTTCGAGTGTTTGTTTCTCAATCGGCAATCGCCCCTTTCCAGATCGCTTAAATACTTGACCCTTGGCAATAAAAGCACCGTCTCTTTTATGTTTTCCTGCCGTCACGCCTTTCTTGGTTTCTCTAGCATTTAAGTGAATCAAGGAAATCCCATTCAACCCGTACCAAAGCTTGATCGTCCAACCTGTATTAGTTTTCTGAATGCTTGTTTTTCGCATTCTTCTACGCATGACCTTTTGAATCACCTGTAATTCAGCACTTAATCCTTTAACCGTTCTGGTTTGCACCCACTTGGACATTCGATTTAGAGTTCGACTCAATGCTACGTTTACCTGCTTTTCAGTAGGTTCTAACTCAGCAATGATGGCCTCAATGCCCTGTGCACTTATATCGAGTGAGATCATTCGTTAATTTCTAGCTTAAGTATCGAAAGACCTGTCCCGTCTTGTTGCGGATAGGTCATAACATAAAATTTACGGCCGTCTTCGAGCAGCAAAAAGTCACCCCGTTTTACACCTACAACACCTGCTGATTTACAGGTAAATCGAGGCTGAGCATCATCTACTTCATATTCACCAAGTTGGGCGTTTAAATACGGTTCATCAAAGATTCCTGTAATGGATTTATCCTCAGAGCCGTCCTCAAACTGCAAAGTGGCTGTTATGGCAAATCCACCAACCGAATCCGTCTGAAGAAACACATCCAAATTTTCCCAACTTGGCATAGGCTTTACTCGGCTTCTGCAGCAGCTTGAATCGCTTCAATCAATTTGTCTTTGGTGAGCGAAGCATCAAGCTCCAGTTCATATTCATGCAACGCAAACTCAATGAGCTGGGCTTTGTTCAACTTAGCCAAATCAACTTCTTGATCTTCTTCGTCGTCCTCAACCAAGGTGCCACGGCCACGGCGTAACAGATCTTGTGCTAAGGCATGTGGGACTTCGACCTCATCACCTTTTTTACGAATTTCACCCTCAATTACGACGGCTGAAGTTAAAGCAATTACGACAGTTGTTTTCATGGATATATGCTCACAAAAATGGAGGGTAAAGCCACCGCAGTGGCTCTTCAATTAGACGGTTTTCTTGCCGTAGCAAATGGACTCAGTGTTACGTAAAACAAAGTCCACATCTTGGAAGCCCACAATGCGTAAACCGCCTTTAGCACTTAACGAATACGGATCAATGGTGAGATCCAAACCGCCCCACATCGCAATAATTAAATCTGCAAAGTTGCCGAAGAACACGTCTCCCGCTTCAATTTGATTGGTGACCTCAGTTCGATAACCATTCACGGTATTCCCTGGTTCCCAAATCGTGCTTTCTGTACCAGCTCCCATTCGTGGAGCTGTTTTAAAATGACCACGCATAGCGGCATTAATCACATAAGACATACGATCGACATCGGCATTGTCTGAAGCAATTTCAGATTCCATCGCCACCATTTCAGCAAAGGTCGGATTGACCGCTCCAAAGCTCACCGCGTTCACACCTGAGATATTTTTTAGACCCAGTGGCTGGTTATCCCCGCCTGTACCGTAATAAGCCGCTTTATCAATTTTCAAAGCCAAGGCACGATTTAAGTCATTCCAGACCAATTGTTCCGCAGCGGGTGAACTCTGCTGCATGAGCTTCCGGCTGATCTCAACACGACCACCCACCGTTTTAGGGCTTAGTTTTAATTGACCTGTTGCAGGACTAGATGCAGGAACGTCCTCTTCCTCACCCAGCCAATAGGCAGTTGCACCACCTGTTTGCTTTGGAATTTCGGCATCACCCACTAATCCATCCATAATGAAACCTAAGCTCATAATGGTTGAGCGATTACGTAGCATTTCGATGAACATATCGGAACGGTGGTCAGTTCCAACCAAGGTTGCACCATTTTGAGAAGTACCCACTTCAAATACGCGACTGAGCACATCCGCAGGTACTAAAATACCTTGAGCAGAACGACCATAAGCTTTTTGTGCCGCTTCTGAACACTCCAACTCAAATGCTGCTGCCTCACGATCTGCTAACGTTGCATTCGGCAACATGGCACGTACGGCACGCATTAAACTGAATGAACGTGCTTCATCACCCGTAAGACCAATATTGGCATTGTTGCTTTTAGGCTGTTCAGTAATGGGTTTACCCTGGTTGGTATGCATACGCTCTAAAATTGCGTTTTGCAGCTCGGCTGGCGACTTATTTTCATCAATGTACTGACGTACCAAATCACTTGCGCCAAAACGCTCACCTAACTGCATTAATTCACCGACACGCTTACGCTCTGACTCCGCTCCGCGTTCTGCTGTATCACCTACTGCACGTACCATTTCAATGTCGCCATAACGCTCACCATTTTCATTGACGCGCTGACGGACTTGATTACCGTCTTTATCTGTAAAGTAGTCCCAATTCATACGATTTGCTCTTTGCTGATTCGCTGGAATAATTGCTATAGGCTCATTTTGTGGAACGTCAGCGTTATTTTCATTATTCACAATTGCGGAGCGACCAACTCCTACGTTGGTATCTGCAGGAATAGATACGAGGGAAATCTCATAGGGCTGCCACTCTGTAATCAGATAGATATCTTCTTCTTTGCGTTGCTCTTTTAGAATGGCTTTTTGGATGGTGTAACCAACGCTGATATTGGTCCTAATCAGGTCATCAATGTCTTGTAGGATTTCCTCACCACGTGCGGATTTACTCAAGCGAACCAATGCACGTCCTTTACGCTGGGAATGATCTAACCAAGCATTTTCAACCACACCCACTTGATCACGAGAGTTATGATCCATTAAGAACGGCGCACGGGTATTCAAGCGAGAGAAATCAATTGCACCCTGGCTATGATCCAGAACTTCCACACCAAACCAACGACCTACCTCTGTTTCACTTGAAAATGAAAGCTCGACCGTTCGCTTTTCCATATCCACTTTGAAATCATCAACGACATAGTTACGAACCAGTTTGTCTTTATTAAAATCAGGTAAAGGCTTTGTTTGAGAAGCATCTCGAGTGAACGTCATACCTACTAAAGCCATTGCCAAGTCAGTTTTTAAAAATTTCATTACATGCCCTCTTTAGGTCGCCCGACCGCTGCAGTTTGTTTACGTCCCATACTGGCCAAGATCATTTCTTCTGCTGTTTCTTTACTAATGCCTTGAGCCACTAATTCATCAATCATGGCGCGAGTATCGCGGGCTATCTCAGCCCATACGGTTTGCGGATCTTTACCTTGTTCACGAATAATGGCTCCTGCAGACGTCAGCATATTATTCTTCGACTTTTCTGCGGCTGTGACATCGGCAGATGGATCAATCCAAGCCCAACGGCGTGGCTGCCAAGTGACTTGGGTATAGCGCTCAATATCTACGGCTTTCAGTGGCACATTGCCTTTCTTAATTACGCCTTTGAGCAATGCATATTCCAACCATACGTAATAGACAGGCTCGACTAAAGCTTCAATTAACCATTGTTGAAGTTCTTTCCAATGCTCACGCTCATCTAAAGTTCCCTGGCGAATACTTGAAAAATTCACGCCCTCAAGGTCTGAGGCTAAGTTGTTATAGAGCACACCCATACCTGCGGCCATTGAGCGCAGCATGGCTTTATGGAAAGGTAGAAATTCACCTGTTGGATAATTGGGAGACCACTCTTTAAGTTCTGCCCCTTCAGGTAACATTGGAAATTCACCGGCTTGCGATTCAATTTGGATTTCATCGTCGTCTTCAAACTTGGGACCAAAGCCGTCCTTCCACTGAATAAAACCCATTTTGTTGGCAGAGACACGCGCATTCACAATCGCTGAATCTTCAAACTCTGAGAGTTGCTTCATGCGAAATAGACTAGTAGCCGTCCAAGGCATCCCGCGCTTTTGCCCAACAATTTCTTCTAAATAACCATGAATGACCTGTTCTGCAGGTACACGGATATAGTTCCCAGAGCCAAATCGGTATTGTTTTTCTTCTTCTGAGTCACTATCGAAGTAGTAAGCGATCGGACGCCCAAATGCATTAAATTCGATGCCCTGACGAATGAAACGACCACCTGAGAGTTTTGCGCTATACATAATTGGGCAGCGCTGAGCATCAATCATTTGCAAGGCAAAACCATAACTCCCCGCATCAGCACCACGGATAATTCGTACAAAGAATTCACCGTCTTTCGCTGCCGAAATCACACAGGAACGTTGAATTGAACGCCATGACTTTTTACCCTGAATATCGCAGTGGTTTTTCATATTCCAATTCGACCATTCCTGCTCCACCGCATCACATAGTTTATTGTCTAATTTTCCCTGTGCATTGCGGATCTGAGCCTGAAGCATTACACCTTGAGGACCAACAATATTTTGATGAGTTAAGCGTAGATAATTTCGTCCATAATCGTTATTGGCACACTGCTCACGACTACGTGCTACGAGGGTTCGTTGATATCGCTCTACGATCAAATCTGCGGGTATTGGCGTAGATGGCCAAGCTGAAGTTAAGCGGTCACTCACACCCGCTTTAAACCAGCGAACTGCATTTCGAAATACTCTGCTCCCTCTTTTTACCACTGACTCATCTAATACAGGGTTTATCTGCATGACATTCGGTACTTCAGCAATTTGACGTTTAAAAATATTCATTCAAGCGATTACCCCAATTTAACCCGTACGACACGACCAAATAGGCTTTTACCTGATGCTTTCGCCTGCTCACGACCAACTTCAGCGCGGTATTGATTACGCAATCGAATCAGCGTCTCCATTGGAGTACGGTATAGCTCACGGTTATTAATGCGATAGCGCTCTTGGTCTAAGCTGGCACGGCCTTCGATGACTGCTTCTAATGCCGTTAAGGTTTTTTGCGCATGACTTCTCAAATCAGCATTTTCTGAAATAGACGCGAGATCCGCTTTAATCTCAACTGCGCCTGATTCAAGTTCTTCTACTTCACCCGTGTCAGAATTCACTGCACGAAGTGAAAAACCATAATGGCCAGCTTTATAGTCTTTTGAGATATTTGCAGGCACGTTGAATACATGCATATTTCCCTGCGCTGTAGACTGCAGATCAATTGCACTTGCACCACGTAGATATGCATAAACTGTCCAATCCGATGCAGGATATGCCGTTAAATTCAGATTAAATTTAAACGTCGTACCCGCTTTGATTTGGCTGGGAAACAATTGACCACTCATGTATTTTTCTAACCAAAAATGCGCTTTTTCTTGGTTTTATCATCATTTTTTAAGTGGTTTTTTTCATTATTCACAATTGTAAAAGCCGCCTAAAAGGCGGCTTTTTCTAAGAAAAATCTAATTTAAGAGCAAGCACCTGCTTGTTGGGCTCCATAAGTTGCTTGATCCTTTGTATATTTATCACCAGCACTCGATGAAAGTTGATCAATCAAACCATTACAAGAAAAACCACTCATTTCAAGATACTGGGCAGCAGATCGAGCAGCTTGTTCATTCCAATCAACATCTAAGCTATCTACTGCAATAGTGGCATCAGCTTTATCATAACCATCCCCATAGCTTGATGAAAGTTGGTCAATCAAACCCTTGCGAGAGAAACCGGACATACTTAGATATTGGCTAGCTGATCTAACGGCATTACTCTGAGGACGAGTTAAACTCTGCACCTCTTCTACAACCTCTTGTACTTCAATCTTAGGAGTTTCTTCAACAGATTTTTTATCTTCTACAGTTGAAGTATTTTCTTGAACAGGTTGTTCTGAAGAAGACTTCTCTTCACTTGCTGTTTGCTGTTGCTGTTCAATACGAGCCCTTTCCTCATCTGACATAGTTACACTAAAACCAACCATACAGACAATTATTGCAGCACAGAATATTAGAAAAGCTTTAAGCCTAGTTTTTATCTTAAAAATACTTGGTTTAATCAAAGCTACGAATAAAAGTATAAAAAGTACAACGCTTAAAAGCGCAAACAACCCATTTAAAAAAGCCATTATGTGCCTATTATTTTAAAGTTACAAAATTGCATAATAACAAAAAGTCATCACTTTTTATTCCCAAAAACCCTTTTCCTTTTAATTACAGTATTTTTAGGAGCTGGAACAACTACCGATACAGCAGTTTTTTTAATAGCCTTCCGCTTTAACACTGTTTTAACTTCTGCAGCATTTTGATCAACCTGTTTTTTAACCTGAGGTTCATCAATTTCAATAGACACACGCTCGGAGACACGCTTTAAATTCGGCTGCATAATTTTCAAAGCGGCCAAAGCATAAACACGACAATCGAGTGCCTCATTACGTGCCCGATCTGGTTTATGCCATTCACGAATTGGCTGTCCTTTCACATAACGAATAATTAATTTTTCCGCCGTTAACTGTCGATACCACTCCATTTCCCGATCATGTGGAAAGTGACAATAACCTGGTCCTTTCTTTGTCAAATCTAAACGGCGCATGACTGTCAGTTTTGCTTCGTCTACCCCGACAATAAATAAATCAATTTTCCGTTTATCTTTACCTGACTGTTTACGCTGAGGACTTTGCACAATTGGCATCCCCCAACCCGCACGCCCTTTAATTGCAAAGACTTTTCTGTTTCTACGGCTCTTTACATATTCATAAGCCCGTTGTGTATAACCTGCCGTACCACCTGTATCCAAACATGCAGCCGAAATACTGAGTTGAGCTCCCGACTCATGCATGTACGTATCTTCTAAAATATCATCTAGTTCTTCCCAAACATCATCACCTAGTGGATCACCCCAAAGCACACGATAATCTATGGACCAACTTTCTTCACCTACGCCCCAAGCGACTATTTCCAGCTCAAGCCGATCCATCTGCATATCGATGCCACAAGTTAAATAGACACCAGCATTAGGTATTTGGGTGACATATTCCTCAGCACGCAGTTGCAGTACTTCAGGATCTGCTTTGTCTCCATTTTCCTCGTAGGTTTCACCCAGTGATACGTTCACAAATACCTGTAAATCATCAAGCGCCAACTTATCCAAATAGGACTGCACGATGTCACGCATCTTACGGAAAGTCGAAAGCATCTCTGGTGCATGAAAACTAACATGGCCCTTAAATAGCTTTTCTGCCTTCCAGCCATGTCCTAATTTTTCAGCATTACGAATTGCCGCAATACGCTCACCATCAGACCAAGACTCACCACAGCATTCACAGCGATAAGCTGAAGTACTAACCTCATGATCTTGATCTAAGTCTTCTTTTGCATCTTGAAGATTCGTCGATTTACGTCCCTGCCAAATTACATTTTCCCAACGTAAAAATTGAGCTTCACCACAATGAGGACAAGGAACGTAATAACGGCGCTTATCACCTTGGTTAAATGCACTCTCAACCCGGCTTGCACCTGCAATAGTCGGCGTACTAGATTCTGTTCTTAAAGACTGATCGCCAAATGTTGCTGAACGCTGTGATAAGAGTTCAACAGGATCTCCTTCTGCAGTAGCCTCCATTCCGTCAATCTCATCCGCATGGGTGATAGGAGCTGATCGTCCACGTAATGTTTTGGGTGAGCCTGCCCAGCTAAACATCAACCAACCACCAATATACGAAATCATGCGACTATTATTCACACCATCACGGCCGCGAGGTTTTGCCATTTTCTCTGAAATGCGATCATTCGCTTCAAGCATTGGCCGTAATTTGGTTTCAAGAAATGTTCGGACATCGCCTTCCGTAGGCTGCACAAAGATTTGAGATTTAGGCTCATGGGCAATAAAAAATGCGGTAATACACTGCTGTATCGTTGTTTTGCCTAATTGAGCACCAGTCATATAGGTAATACGGCGTACATCATATTCTTTAATGGCATCAATCATGCCGCGTTGGTATGGCGCATTATCAAAACTGATAGGTCCAGGTATCGTGTTACCCAGAGGGATAACAATATTTTTTTCTGCCCATTCGCTTGGCAACATATCTGGTGGTGGCAGTAGATTAACCATTGCTCGACGCATGGCTTCATATACTGCTCCAATATTTGAAAGATTATTCATCTTCTTCTGGCCAATCTAATTCAGCAGATTGCTCTAATGCCAGAACAATTTCAGCACGAAGTTTTGTTTTGAACTTTCGTTCATCTGTCTCGCCTATGAGCTGCAAAACTGCACGTTGGGGAACACCTAAAATATTTTGTCTAAGTTGGCCCATTGCCAAAGACCACATACGCTCAAACTCAGCAACAAGAGCCACTTCCCCCTTTTTAGTCGCCAGTTCCAACTCGGCGAGTTCCGTTTCTGCTTTCTGTTTTCGAATTCTTAGCAATTCAATATCATCAGGTATTTCACCTGTCGCATCTTCAACATCACGCTCACGTAGCCAATTGGAAACTGCTGCAGTATTAAATTTCCATTCTTGGCCACGCCCCCCTTTTTGAATATACGGACAACCACTACGGACCCAGTTATCAATTGTTGGTAGTGACACGCCAAAGATATCGGCTAATCCCTGTCTGGTTACTTCTTGCCCTTTAATTACTGCAGACATGGAATCCCTTTTTTACTTCGATTTTCAGAATTAATATTTAAAAACAAATATTTATAAAAAATGAGACATAAACATAAACTACGGTTTTGAAATTCACGCAGATATGAAAACCTGCGAGGACTTTGCCCCCGCCTTGGGTGCCCCTCTGGAAGTACCTTGGGAAACTATTTTTTCATTGATATTAGATAGTTCGGTCTGACCGTTGCATAAGGCTCTGTCCTGCTGGATCAGCGCTTGAGCACTCTTGAGTTGCTCTGCTACGGCGTCTGCTCTTGCGGCATACCGAATAAGAAATTCGACATCTGTGTCGTGAAGTCCGCCTGTTGTGGCTGCATGATGACTGACGGTGCTGTCGGCAACGATGGACACATCGGGACATTTCTTGGCTGTGAGTGAGTCGCGCAAGCTGAGATTGTTAGCGCGATACTCATCAATAAGAGTTGTTTCATTGTGCTGTAATTCCTTAATCTTTTCAAGGTACTTAGCCTCAAGTTGCTCTTGTTTTTTGTAACTATTACGCTCACGATTTAACGCATTATCAGCCTGTGTTTTAAGGTCTCCAAGCTGCGTCTCATAAGTCTGTATTTGTTCTGATTGACCACTGTTATATCCATAGTCATAACAGCACCAACCAATGAAAATACTGGTCAGTAAAAAGCCAAGAGCAACAATGAGTTTGATGTTCATATCGACCTACTTCAAAAATAGGAGTTTTTCTTTAGCACGGCGGTTCACCAGCCCGTTAATGACTTTGCCATTGTCATAGATCCAGCGGTCGAACTGATTAGCAGCTAATCCAAACTTTGATTGGTTGAGTAGCGTCTGCATGGTGCTTTTTACAAATGCTTTCTCACCCACGTTGTATACGAATGAAGCGAGTGCATCGAATTGGTTTTGATTGAGTTTCACTTTGATGTGTTTATCCAGGCATGCATCCACCCATTTGCAATCATTCATTAACCATAGGTCTGCTTGGCCTTGGGTGCAGGTATCACCTTGTTTGACGGTCACACCATTTGGATATTTGATCGTCCCATAGCCAATCGTCCAAACACCGCCAGTATCTTTATAAGCTTGGTTTCGAAAGCCTTCGCTTTCGCGGATGATGGCATAGCCATAGCCTGAAATATCAAACTGGCCACTTACGGCTTTGGTTAATGAATACCCGATCAGCGTTGCGAAGGTTGTTAAGCCATGGCATGCAATAATTTCATCACCAGCAATCACTTGTGACTGTTCAAGCTTGCCACCTGACATTGCCCGTAACCACGAATACGCCTGAGCAATTTGAGTCGTTTGATCAATGCTCATGACTTGCCACCCTTTTTCCAATTCTTCATCATTTCAACAAAAAATTTTTTAAAGCTAATCTGTTTATAAGCTCCTGACTTAATCCAAGCGAAGAACTCTTGTAGGACCAACCCACCAAGCGCACCAGTCAGAAAGCCAATACCGCCCGCATGACTCGGTGCGAGCGCCGTGTAATACATGATGAGTAAAGTGAGATAATGTGCTGTAAATGCACCTGACAGTAAAAACACGGCGTAGTCTTTGGGTGTTTTAAGCTGTTCTTTGTTATATCGAGTTGCCACGGCTGCCCCCATCAATCCGGCAATGAAATATTGGAGTTCGCTCAAATACTTCACTACGGCTGCTAACCAATCTGGAAATGACATTCTTCTCTGTCTCTGAATCTATGGATGTATTCGGTATTTTTGTTCTTATTTCAGAGAAGTTTCATTATTCATAATTTCAGATCGAGTTGGTTTTGGTAAAACTCAGACTTCAAAATCTTGAGGACAATTCGTTCAGTCACATTAAAGAAATCGACTAGCTCCGTGATTGAAAATCCATTTTTCATCATGTTCTTAATGCCTTCATTGCGAGTCGATAGAATCATCTGATTACAGTGAGACAGCACTAAAAGCTCTCCACCAAAAACGGTCGACAGCTTGTGAGCATCGTCATAACCTAAGGCTTGAATCAAGTTATGCTCTGCAGTTAATTTTTTCAGCTTTGGTACATACAGCAGCAGCTGACCTCGACCGACGCGATTTTCTGTCTTATAGCGTCGACATTGGCTCACCAAGTACAGAGCCTGATCCCGCCCAATGACTTCTGCAATACTTTTTAAATCTCCACTGAGTCCACTTAAGCTATTCATAGCATCCTCAAAACTTCGCAAATCGCTGAAACACCAACATGGCCGCATCGCGTGCATGTTCATTGGTACGGCCTTTCCAACCTGTCATACGGAAAAAGTCAGTGGCTTTCTTTTTAGTGGCATTGGCTGCGGGATGGATCATCTTGTACAGATAGCCTTGTTCCTTACACCAGTCCTCCCATATTTGGGCATCACGTTTGACCGATCCAACGCCCTGAGCCTTTTCACGGCCACCTGTAAACCATGTACGCTGTCGAGCATCTTCAATATACAAACAGACGTTTTGGGCACCCCATGTTTGTACGGAGTCTTTCACTTTGCTCATGGCTTGAGTGATTGATAGACTCTCGACCTATTCTAGCTCTCCACCCTTGCCACGGTCTGCTGCAACAGCAAAACCTGTCTTCACCCCTGTATCAATTCCAATCATGATTTTCATGCGTACATCGTCCCCAATTCGTTTTTGTTGTTCATAAATATTGCGTTGACTCCACCGACATATCCGCACCATCCAAAGCGTTCTTTCCAGTAATACCAACGTCCGTTGATGCATTTCCAAAATGTTCCATCGGTTTCGATGTGTGTTGCGCCGTGTGGAATCATGCTGCCCCCTGCAAACTGCCAGTGAAGCCCACTTGCTTGAGGTATGGTTCCCATTTCTTCGCCTGTGCTGGGTTCATGAGTTTGATAGCAATGCGTGATGCCAGTTGCTCGTATGAATCACCTGGTGCGCTGTGCTTGCTCGCAAACTCTGGGTGATGGGCAAGTTTCTGTGCAAACGCTGAGATTTGTTTGTCAGTGAGTTGCTTCGGTTCTGCCGATGGTTTTGCTGAACCAGTAGATTGGGATCTATCCGCTGAAGTTTTGGCATGAACCTGTTTTTCATATTTGAAATATGCTCGTATCAGCCAATCTGCAAACAGGTAGGTTAAAAACTCCTGATTGTGTTTTTTGCCAGCATTAAAATTTTCAAATGCTGCAAGCTCTCGACTGAACCAAGTCGCTTCTGTGATTTTCTCCACTGGTATCGAATCATTTGCCAGAACAATTTCGTCTTTCAAATTTTTCAAAACCAACCAGCTCTTTTTTTTATTTTGATAGTGTTTTTTGATAGTTGTTTTATGTGTGTTAAAAATTTTTACTAGTTGCGGTAAAGAATTTTTACTAGTCTGGTTAAAACTTTTAACTAGTAAAGAATCTTTACTAGGGAAATTCAGGCGGACTTCAGTGACTGTTTGAACAGGTTTTACGCCTGTTTTATACCCAAATGCTAGGTAGTTAAAATTTTTAACTAGGTCAATTTCAAATAGTGTGAAGGACTTTACTAGTAAAAATTTTTTACTAGGGAATTTATATAATTCACCAATGTTGTAGTTGTCGATCAATGAGTAAATATTGCCAAATTTTGATTGGTTATGTTTTTGCACCAGACCAACTTTTACTAATTCATTGAGGCATTTCACAACTGTTGGACGGCTTTTACGGGACAACTCCTCCAATTGTGTCAATGATAGTGAATCGCTCTCTTTTCCCCAGCCGCGAGTCTTACGTACGATCAGTAAGTAAATCTTGACTGAAGCATCACTAAGCTTATTCATCGCGTCATCGACAAAAGCATTTGTGATCTGAAATGAGTTTGGAACAAATCTGCTCATGGGTTACCTCTATTTGTCGTCTACGCACTGGTGTATTTGTGCATCCAATTCGGCCAGTATTTCGTGTAGTCGGTGAATGACCTTAGACATGTCTATGGCTTCTCCGCGTGTGATGCGTCCGTCTGCCATCATTTCTTTAAACAGCGTGTAGACGTTCCCGCCTTTCATCCCAAAGCTCAGCACCAAATCTGTGAGTGCTGTATCTCTGCATTCGGGTATGTCAGGCAGGTTGATTGCGACTTTGCCGTGTTGGGCATTGAGGCTTTGCAGTATTCGGTAGTCGTTGGTTAGCGCCATCAGCTTGGATGCTTCTACTAGCGTCAAGTGATGGGTGTCTGTATTTGGATTGACTTTGCTATTGAGCACGGCGGGACTTTTGATGCCCATACGGGGTGCGAGTGCATTTGCTCCACCTTTGTAGTCGTGCACGGTGTGATAAGCAGCATCTAATATGTTCATAACGGGTTCCTTTGAACGTGTTTATTAGATGGGTGCTTTATTACCATTTAGGTTGTTATCTACCAATGCAGGATATAAACCAAAATGTTGATGCACTTCCGCTTCCGAAACTTTTCCCTTACTCGCTATAGACAAGGCTTTGCGAAGATTCTTACGGGGCTCTTTATAACCATAAAATAAATGAGTTTTTATATAACCAACTGTTGTTCCTGCATCTTTTGCATATTTTTCTAGTTCTTCTGGGCTTTGCTGCAGTATGAAATCGCGGAAATTCATAGATTAATCCTCTCGTATTAATCCAAATATTACCTTTTAGGTAATGTAAATACAATCTTTTTTCTTGTTTACCTTTTTGGTGATGAAACTACAATTGACAAATGTGACATGTCACAAAAAATTTAGGGAATATATGGACAGCAAATCAATTAGATACAAAAACACTCGCTTACTTGTTGATCAAGTTGGTGGCGTGTCCAGTTTTGCTGACAAAATTGGGAAAGGACAATCTCAAGCTAGCCAATTTGCTGGTACGAATCCTATTAAAGGGATTGGCAATAAAGTTGCTCGTGAAATTGAATTGGCATTCGATAAACCACATGGTTGGTTAGACATACCCCATGATGAGCAAACAAATATAACTGACGGTAATGTCTCTGAACCAATTCCAATGAAAGGTGAATTTGTTCCTGTCATTTCATGGGTGCAAGCTGGTGCTTGGACTAGTGTTGAAGCTGTGCCTGCGGGTACACAGTTTGAAGAATGGTTACCGCCAAACCCTAAATGTGGAAAACATGGTTATGGTTTAGAAGTTGTAGGTGAATCTATGCTTCCAGACTTCCGCCCTGGCGATAAAATATATGTGAATCCTGACTTTCAAATAAGTGATTTAAAAACAGGTGATTTAGTCATTGTTGCTTGCGATGGTGAAACAGAAGCGACTTTCAAGAAATTGATAGTTGAAAGCAACGGTATGTATTTAGAACCCTTAAACCCTAAATGGCTTGGAAAAATCATGGAGCTTCGTGAAGGATGCAAATTGGTTGGAAAAGTTGTTGGATTATATAGAGATGTATAAACATAAATAAGGTAATCATTATAATGAGTGATATTTTTTTTAATTTTGACGGTGTGAAGTGGGAAAAATTTTGTGAGAAAATGATGAGACATCATTATACTCCACCCTATTTTACTTCCGTTCCAGCAGATGATCGAGGCGATTGCGGATTAGAGTTCTTTACTAAAGATGGAAGCATTTTCCAATGTTATTTTCCAGACCCTCAATTTTCAATGGCTGAATATAAAAAACATGTTCAAACTAAAATAAGAACAGATATAAATAAATTAAAAAAATATGAACCAGAGATTAAGAAGTTTTTGGATGATATCATTATAAAACAATGGGTTATATTACTTCCAGAAAATAGAACAAAAGAGCTTATATCATATTGTAATACTTATAAAAAAAAGGTTTTAGCATCCAACATCAGTTACATTCATCCTGATGATTTCACAGTGAAAATTGAAACTGCAGATAGTTACCCAGCCTCAAAAACGTACGCATTAAAATATGGTGATGAGCTAATAAACCTTCCATTTAAAAAAATTGAAGAAACTGAGCTAATTACTTTTAAAGACTCATATTTTGAAAAGAATATATCCAGAAAATCTAGTTTTATTTCAAATAAGCCAGATAGCTTTGCAAGCAGTATGACCAGTAAATATTTAAAAATTACAAGTTACCTAGAAGACCTTAGATTTAATTATCCAGACACTTATCAAGATATAGAAGAGTGCGGTCGTATGCTCTTAGGTAAAATGCAGGATTTAATTGATATTGAAGGAATGGATCCCGATGTCAAATTCATTAAAGCTGTCCGAGATCAAAATGAAAAGGAAATAACCGAAATTTTTAGCTCCATTATCTCAAAATTCAATAGAAGTGAACTATCATATGGTTATATAGCTAAGTGGATTGCTGAATGCAATATGGATTTTGAATAATGAGTACATCACTAAAAATCAAAATTGATAATAAACCCTATCCTGTACCAGTAGAGATGCGACCATTGTGGCGAATTAGCCTTGTGGTTATTATTGTTAAAACTATGATAATAAAAAATAAAACTATTGATTTAAAAAAGCTAAATGTAATGCTTTGGATGTTAATTAGAAATCAAGAGTGGGAAAAATTTAAAAAATTTTTAATTGAAAAAGATAAACCTGCACCATTCATCTCATCAGATCAAGCAAATTATATAGCCATTGAACTCGCTTTCAAGAAAGATTTAATCCGATTTGATCAAGATAAAATTGAAACTACATATTTGGCTGATAACTTTTATGAGCACATATTGAAACACAGTTTATTCAACGCCGAAATTAAATTTATAGACGATTATTTATCTAAAATTTCTTTTGATAAAATTGAGAAAATGCTAGGGAAAAAGTAAAATGCTTGCTTTACAACTTATAGAATTAACGATAATTGTCCAGACCATACAAAATAAAGTATTTTCTACAAAAATTCCTTTTAAAAAGGGGCTAAATGTTATTCGTGCTGACAATACTTCTGGAAAGTCAACATGCGTTAACGCTATTGCTTATGCTCTAGGTTTGGAGTCCATTCTTGGCCCATTAAAAAGCAAACCATTTCCAAAATCTTTATACGAAACTATTAATGATAGCAAAAATAATGGTACCAGCTACAATGTCACTCACTCGTATGTTGAACTCAAAATTCAGAATAAAAATAATGAAGTTGCTACTGTAAAACGCCTTATCAAAGATCAAAACAATATAATAACAGTACACAAAGATAATGAATATCAAGATTATTTTTTAAAATCATATGGTAGTTTAGGCTCATCAAAATCTGAATACGGTTTTCATAATTGGTTAGAAAATTTTATGGGTTGGGAATTACCTTTGGTTCCCCATTTAAATGGAGATAAAGTTAAATTATATCTTGAAGCAGTTTTTCCTCTCTTTTTCATAGAACAAAAAAGAGGTTGGTCTGAGATCCAAGCTAATGTTCCAGTCAACTATGGAATTAAAAATGTAAAGAAAACTGCTATTGAATATGTTCTAGATATTTCAAATTTTGAAACTGAAAATAGACTTAACAATTTAAGGAAAAGGTTAGATCATTGTGAAGATCAATGGAAGTTTTTATCTAATTCTATTGAGTCTCTATGCAATGTTTCTAATTTTTATTTTTCTGGAATTTCACCAATTGGGAACCAGATATTTCCTATTGATTATTTCATTAGTGGTGTAAATGCAGACATACCATTACATATAGCTAAAGTCACTCTCATGAAGGAATTACAATCTGAGAGTGAAAATACTCCTAAGGACAATGATCTTATAGAAAAAATCGAATCTCAAAAGGAGGTTCTTAGAGGTTTATATGAAAGTCTATCCTATTTAGAACGGAAAAAAGAACAATTACAAACTGTCCAATTTGAATCAGCAAACAAATCTAAAATTCTCTATAATGATCTTCAGCGATATAAACAGTTAGCATTATTAACAAAATTAGGTTCTGAAAATAACTTTACTGTTGATTTGGAAGAATGCCCTATATGCCATAATGAACTTTCTGATTTTTTGCATATTTCTCATAAAAAAACAACAGTTGCTCCTATGACACTAGAGCAGAATATATTATTCATAAAAGAACAACATGATTTTATGAACAATATAAGTAATAAGCATTCTGATGAGATTCTTGAAGTAAATCATAAATTGCAAAGAAAACATCTTCTTTTAAATGATGAAGAAGCTAAATTAAAACTTCTTGAAAGTGATTATTCAGAGTTATTTGGTGATGTTCATTTTCAAATAAGGAGAAAAATTGAACTTGAAAAGAAAATTGAAGACATAAATAACTTTTTGACTAAAGTTGATGAATTTGAGAATAGCTTAAAAAAATTGCAATTAAATTGGCAAACGACTTATGAAAGTTACTCACTATTGAAAAAGCAACTTGGAGATTCCTCTGGCTCAAAAACAATTTTTAACCTAGAAGAGTTAATGCAAAAAAACTTAAACTTATTTGGCTTCTCCACCTCTGAAATAGATAAAATTACTATTTCTCGTAATACTTTACGTCCTGAACAAAATGGTTATGACATTATAGCCGAAACCTCTGCAAGTGATTATATTCGTACAATTTGGGCCTTTACATTAGCATTACTTGAATTGGCCACAGATGACGATCTGAGTATTAAACATGGGGGGTTTGTTATTTTTGATGAACCACGTCAACACGAGACAAGAACTCAAAGCTTAGATGACTTAATTAAATACACTTCTCAAATATTTGAAAACACAGGCCAAGCTATTTTTACAACAAGTTTTGAAAATTTAGAGTTATTAAATAGTGATTTCAAACAGGCTAATATTATTTATTATGACGACTACATCTTACAACCTTTAAATTAAAAAGGTAATTTATAACTTGCAATAAATTACCTTTTAGGTAATATTAATCTCGTAAACAACAAAAAGCACCCCTGCCTTCGAACTCATGGGTGCTTTACAGTAACCTGCGAGATAAGTATGAAACAAAAGCCTATAGCTAGTCAAACGACGCCTATCCTTTTCCAACACCCTACAACTACCGAACTACGCCCTGCACTTCGCTCAATCATTTGGGCTAACCTACGTGACTTTGCCCTTTTCCTTGGCCTAGCTTTCGTATGCTGGTTAGTCATTACTGCAATTTTAATGGCAGTTGGAGGGTAAGGTTATGAGTGAAACAATCACTGTAGATCTTCGCTTAGATGAATATGAAATTATCAAAAAACGTCGTTATGAAGAAGCTCACAAAAAAGCAACGAGAGAGTTTCAACTCAAATCTATTACAGTTGCCAATGAATATTTCCTATGGGCTAACGAGAACAATTTACCAAGCCCAGATTCTGGTACTTTCGTAAATCAATTTGGCTATGAAGACATTGATCATAGCATTATGCGTAATGCTGTTGAGCAAATCTGGAAATTGGTCTTCTCCTTCGAAATTCCAAAGGAGGAAACTCCAAATGGCCGCTAATATTCAACGCCTCAAGCTCAAGGTATTTGCTGAACGCTATTGGCAAGACGAAGCATCCCGCCCATGCCGTGACACATTGGTCAGCCATATAAAACGTGGCTGGCTCAGTGGTAAAAAAATTGGTAAACAATGGTATGTCGAATGTACCAGTTGGGGTGCGCCGTTGTTCTATACAGATGAAGTACCTAAGGTGGAACTAGAGTCTCCACCTAAAACGGGTAACTCCATTGCAGACCGAATTTTAGCGGAGATTTAATATGGCTCCTCGAGGTCGCAAGTCGGGGAACTTGGACTTACCTCCCCATGTCGAAGTCGACAAAAAGCCCAATGGCACCATGTACTTTCGCTACCTCCTACCTAACGGACAGCGTAAGTCACTTGGTAAAGACCGAAACGAAGCTATTAAGGCAGCTCAGGCACTTAACACCGTGCTTGAACGTAACCCAGACATTGTGTCTAAAATTCTATCTTCAGTAGAAAAAGCACATAAGCAAAGTCATATTCCAAACTTTGGCCAAGCATTGGATGAATATGAAAAGCTGCACTTACCCAAGAAGAAACTTGCCAAAAACACCTTGGTGAATGTCACGGCGAACATTGGTAAATATCAGGATATGTGGGGACAGTTCTATTGCACCGACATTACCCTACTGATGATTTCTGAATACCTGAAACAGCAGACTGACTTTCAGGCAGAAAAGCACCGTTCACAGCTTATCGACATTTGGAAATACTTTGTGGCCAACGGCTGGGCACCTGAAAATATTGCAGAGAAAACATTAAAGCCGATACGACCAGAAAAGGTCAGAACGCGACATTCCAACGAATCACTGGACATTGTAAAAGCTGTTTGTCCGCCTTGGTTAAAACTGGCGATTGATCTGGCATTGCATTCTATTCAACGGCGTGCCGATCTGGTGGTGATGGAACGTTCAAGCATTAACATCAAAGACAACACCATGACCGTACTGCAGCATAAATCGCTGAATTACGACAAGCCTGTGTTTATTGAAGTAGATATGCATCCTGAGTTAAGAGAAGTTGTGCTGCAGTGTATAGAGCATTCTATGCGACTACGCTGCCCTTACCTGATAGCAACGCGACCAGACCGCATAAACGAGCAAATCCGTAATGCGAAACTGCATCCTTTTGCTGTGACAGAGGATCACATTACCAAGCAGTTTAAAAAGTATCGGGACTTATCTGGTGCGTATGATCATTTGGAACTGAACCAACGACCATCACTGCATGACTTACGTGCCTTGGGCATTTATAACATCACGCAGAAGTATGGAAAGAAGTACGCGCAGGCACTTGCTGGCCATGCAACTGTGAAGATGACGGATCACTATTTAGAAGGACATGAAGCGCCTAAACCTGAACGGATTAGCTATCGTTAGTCATACCAATAAAGCTGATGCTTCCATTTCATGGATCATCAGCTTTTTATTTCATATAATCGCCAGTATGTTAAATGGAATATCTAAACAATTAATTTAAGATAAATTGCATTGATCAATGTAGAAGTGGAAATCAGTATTGTATGTCTCTTAATATAAATAATATTCAAACTTTATTTCCTTCTAACAAAGCGAAATTGCTTAATAGACATGGCAACGAGTTATGCTTTAAAAACAACCTAAAGGCTTGGTGTATTAGGTTAATTGATGGTAAATGGCTAATCTTAGTAATTGATACAGGGAAGGTTATAGAAACTCAAGCTTATGACTCAGAGTATAAAGCTTGTCTTAAATTTTTATATTTATGTCGGATTATTACCACTGATCATCCCAATGAACCCAAGATATTACATATGGATAGAGATCATTGCTTTGCTGAAAAAAATGGTGAATATATTTTAGATACTAGAGTAATGTGTAATACCCACGGAGAATATTCATGGGAAATGGAGTTAAATGAAGAAGAAATAAAGGAATTTGAAAAATATGGTTGGAAATTTATTAATTCACTAATAATTCAAGTTGATTTCTCTAATCCAGCACAAAAAAATTCTAAATTTTCTCAGAGAAATAAAACTAATTGGTACCTGAGCTCTCAAGAGCTGAAAGCTTGGCAAGAACTCCAAATTATAGAAAAACCAATAATTATAGAAAAACCCACCTATCAAGAGCCCCAAAAAAATGGGATTAAGATCGTTATCGGTTTTGTCGGTTTAATCCTTATTTTTTATATCATCTTTTTTTAG